GAAATATATGCGTGTATGCGGAGCCGGCGAGCCTGTAGAGGTTTCATTTGTATATGAAGAAAACGGGAAAATGAAAAGGATCAAAAGGCAAAAACGCTTCCGAAAATATGTGCAGATGATCAATGGAAAGAAAGTATTTTTTAAAGAATACGGCGATCCGCGAAAAATGGATATGCGCACAGGTGAATATGTAAACACATTGGCAGAGAAGTATCAAGCAAATGAAGCCATTCACCTCAAAATCGGAAGCGGCGTATACGGTGTACCCCGCTGGATCGGCAATATTGTCAATTTATACGGGGCCCGAAAAGCAGAAGAGCTCAATTTTATGTATTTTAAGCAGGGACGTCACGTCCCCGCTGCGATTACAGTGGAAAACGGGATGCTGTCTGAAGCTTCTTACCGGGAGCTGCAGGAATACATGAATGATCTTGAAGGTGTTGAAAACGCCCATAAATTTCTCCTGATCGAAGCGGAAGGAATCGCAAAAGAAAAGGATCTCCACGGAGGCGAGGATATTACGCCGGTTTCCGTGGAAATCAAATCCTTGGCTGAAATTCTCCAAAACGACGCCTTGTTTCTTGAATACGATGAAAAAAGCAGAAATAAGCTGCGTTCAGCGTTCCGCCTCCCGCCGCTGTATACAGGCGAGGCCCAGGAATACAACCGGGCGACAGCTGATACGGCTAGAAAAATTACGGAGGAGCAGGTTTTTCAGCCGGAGCGAAAAACGCTCGTGAATAAACTGAATACGCTGCTTTTGCCGGAGCTGAATATCCATGACGTCAGGCTGACATTAAAAGGACCGGACTTTCGTGATCCGCTTGAGATTGCGAAGGTGCTCGGTCCTTTTATTACAGCAGGAGCAGTCTCGCCGAATGATTTACGCGACCTTGCCGGACGGGTGCTTGGCAAAACACTGGAGGAGTGGCCTGAGGACATTTATAAACGGCCTGCAGGACAGGATGCGGAAAAGACAAACCTGACTGCGCTCATGCAGGAGTTGAAAGAAAGCATCGAAGATATCAAAACGTCCTGAAGGGAGGTGAATCAAGCAGGTGGCGCGAGAATTAAGAAATGCCAAAATCAGCTTTGTCAGTTATGTGGACAAGGCGGCTAACCAGACAGAATTTTTCTTTACGAAGTCAGCCAAACCTCCGTCATTTGAAAAAAAGGTTCGGCTGTTTACAAAAAGTGAGCAGGATGAACAAAAGCTCGTGTACGGAATCGTGTATGAGCCTGATGTTCCTGATGCCCACGGCGATTTTATGACCGCCGAGGAAATTGAAAAAGCGGCGCACGGTTTTCTCGCGGAGGCACGGGAGATTGATATCAATCACAGCTTTGAGGGCGGAACCGGCGTCGTGGTCGAGTCCTATGTGGCGCCCGATGATTTTATGATCGGATCAAAGCGGATTACAAAGGGCTCATGGGTGCTCGTGACAAGAGCGTCTGACGAGGTGTGGGAACAGATTAAGGCTGGAATTATCACCGGCTACAGCATGGCTGGCACTGCAGATGTGTATGAAGAAGAACCGGTCGAAAAAGCAGGGTTCTTCAGTGTATTCAAGCAAATGCTTGCTGACAAAACAGGGAAGGAGACTGAAGAAATGAGAAAAGAAGACATGAAAGAATCATTCGAGCATGCGCTTTACCCTCTGCTCAAACGGCTTGAGCGGATTGAAAAAAACACAGACACGGAGGAAAAGCCGGAGCAGACGGGTGATGACGAGCGTCTGAAAAAGCTCGTTGAAGACATGCTTGCCCCGCTGATCGAACGCATCGAGGCTTTGGAAAAAGCGCGAGGCGCGTCTAAGCAGACAGCGGACGATACGGGCGGCAATACAGAGCAAGTCAAAAAATCAATCTGGAGCGGACTGCTGTAAAACCAGTCAAGGAGGAGGAAATCAATTGAGAAATCAAGAGATCATTCGGAAAGCGGAAATGTCGCTTTCTGCTTTAAAAAGCGGCGGGCTTATGAACCCTGCGCAAGCATCGGCTTTTATCCGCATGGTGCAAAACACGCCGACCATTTTCAGTGAATCCCGCGTGATTCAAATGGAAAATGACTCGCAAAAATTTGAGAAAATCGGCTTCGGCCAGCGTATTCTGCGGGCTGCGCAAGAAGGAAAAGCACTGTCAAACGACGAGCTGACAGTTCCAACGACAAGCACTGTCCAGCTGAACACGAAGGAAGTCATTGCGGAAATTAACATTACGTATGACACACTTGAAAACAATATTGAAAAAGACGGCCTGCAGCAGACAATCATGCAAATTTTAGCAGAGCGCGCAGCAGTTGATATTGAAGAGCTGATCGTTAACGGTGATACAGCATCAGCTGATCCGTATCTGGCACAGCTGGACGGCATCCGTAAACAGGCGGTTTCCCATATCGTTGACATGAACGGTGAAGAACTGTCCAGAGCGACATTCAAGAAAGGCTTAAAGGCAGTTCCGCCAAAATATTTGCGCATCCCTCAGGAATTCAGATTCTATACGTCTCACGGCTTAGAAGTTGAATGGAAGGACCGCGTGGCAGACCGCCAGACAAACCTTGGGGACCAGGCTGTTCAGGGCGGCTTGTCAACAGCATTCGGCGTACCGGTCAAAGGAGTATCCAATATTCAGCCGTACACAGTCGGTGAGGGAGACGCGCAATATGACGCTTCTGATATCATTCTCACACATCCGAAAAATATCATTCTCGGCTTCTCCCGCAATATCCGAATTGAAGTCGACAAAGACATCCGCTCCCGTAAATTCATTATTGTCTTAACAGCCAAGCTGGACAGCAAGTTCGAGGAAGAGGATGCCTGCGCGAAATTAATTAACGTAAAAGAATAATAGAAACGAGGTGGTCAGCTCATGCTCATTGAACCGACTGACGTAGCCTCCTATTCGGTCTATGATCGGGTGAAAAACAGGCCGGAAGAGCTGCTGGCGCAGGATATCATCGAGGCGGAAGCAGAAGCGGCTCTCATCACGGGCCACCGCTTTGAAGACAGCTCGTATGATCCGCTGCCCGGTAAGGTGAAGCTGGCTTTAGTAAAGCTTGCCCAGTATTTTGCGCTTGTCAACAGCGATGAATCTGCCTCATCAAGCTATCAGTCTGAGAAAATGGGGGATTATTCCTACACGGTTTCCGGAGAAGGCGGGATTCAGCGGCCTGAGGTGTATCATTTGCTCGAAGAGTTTATCAAGCCGGGCTACGTCCCTGAATCCTCCAAGCTGAAGGTGAGATCTTTATGAGCTACAAGCAGATGCTCATTCACCGTTGCGACATTTATCATGAAGCAGCCCAAGCGCCGTCTGCAGGCCGATTTGGGATTCCGGCAGACAGGCTGCAGCCGGTGATTTCATATCCCGATACACCCGATGAACAAGATGTCCCTTGTTATTTTACCGAAAAAACACAGCAGCTGATTCAGGAGAAGCCGGATCAAACTGTATATCATAGCTTTCTCGTCCATTTTCCGTTGTCAGCGGACATCCGCGTGAACGATAAAATCATTTGGGAGAATCATAAATATATACTAAAGCTGCCGAAAAGGATCAGACATCATCATTGGGAGGTCGTCGCAGTCAGGGATGAAAGCCTATGAAAATAGCGGGATTGAAACAGCTGAACACGGCATTAAAAGAAGCGGCTTCAGGCGGTTTTTCCAGACAGGCGTTCCAGTGGCTTGAGGAGTGCGGGCAAGATTTTCTGGAGATCGTCCAATCTGAACTCATCAGCACACAAACGATTGATACAGAAAAACTGCTCAGTTCCTTTGAGAAAGGCGCAGAGGACAATCTCTGGATTGTGCAAAGCGGCGGGCTTTCGCTTGAGGTGGGAACACAGCTTGATTACGCCTCATTTCTTAATGACGGCCATTGGACGTCAAAACAAGATGTGAGATGGGTGCCGGGGCGTTTTCAAGGCTCACGGTTTATTTATGATCCAGCTGCTTCAACGGGAATGGCGCTCAAGAGAAAATGGATACCGGGCACGGGCTACTGGGATCATGCACTGCTTTTATATGAACAGCTGTTTGAAAAATCGATGGAAAGCAAACTGCGCCAGTGGCTGAAGAAGCTGTAAAGGAGGAGCAGGATGAACAGTGAAACAGGATCGATCATGGCGTTTTTGTACAGCCGGTGGTCTGTTCCCATTTATGAACGCGAGCTTCCTGATCACTTTCAGGTGCCGTCGTTATACGTCCCGCCACCATCTGTTTTCGAGGAAACAGATACGGTCTCCACATTTAAAAAAACCTACAGTCTCAATGTAAAACTGTTTCATCTGGACTCCGTTCAGGCGCTGGATGAAGCGGACAGACTCGCGGATGCCATCAGAGAAGCGAGAAATATGATTCCGCTGCTGAGTGAATCCGGTGAGAAGACGGGGGATATGGTTCGCATCTCCCAAATCGAGACAAGGGTAGGAGACAGGGGCGAGGCGGCCATGGTGATCAGGTGGAGCAGCCGATATTATTATCACAAAACAGAACAGCCTGTCTTACAGGATATCGACATGAACAGCGGGGTGAAATAAACGGTGTCAAAGGACAAACAACAGAAGAAGGCTGTACATACAAAGAGCCGGGAAGCTCTATTTGATACAGCGGATTTGATTAAGCACGCGAAGGAACTGTTCGGCGTTAAGCCGGATATTCTTCAGGGGGCTTTATTTGGCGTGGATCAACCACGTATGACGAAATCAGAAGCCAACCAATTAATTCAAACATTTCTAACCAAGGAGGTCATGTCATCATGAATGGCGGAACATTTACAACAGGCAAAGAAAAAGAACGTGCAGGTATTTATTTTAACTTTAAAACGACGGCACAGGAGCGGGTATCACTCAGTGAACGGGGAACAGTCGCACTTCCGGTCGCATCAAGCTGGGGCGAAGCGAAAACGTTCGTCTCCATTTCCAGCGTTGAAGACCTAAACAAAAAAGTGGGCCTCAGCATTGATGACCCGTCTTTATTGCTGCTGCGTGAAGCGAAGAAAAATGCGAAAACGGTATTGATGTACCGTCTAACCGAAGGTGTCCGAGCGTCTGCTGATATTGCTGAAGGCGTCAAAGCAACTGCAGTATATGGCGGAACAAAAGGAAATGACATTATCATCCGCATCAATCAAAATGTGCTGGATGCTAATTCTTTCGATGTGACAACATATATGGACGAATCAGAGGTTGATAAACAGACTGTCAAAAAGGCTGAAGAATTAACAGCTAACGGCTATGTCACTTTTACCGGAACAGGCGATCTTTCTTCAACGATTCCTCTCACTGGATCAGAAGGAGACACTGCAGCTGAGACGCTGAATGCATCCGCGGGAATCCGTTTATCTGGCGGTACGGATAAAGCCCCTGTTAACTCCGACTATACAGATTTCTTAGCCGCGGCTGAAACGGAGAGCTTTGATGTGATTGCGCTGCCTGTTGCAGAAGGTGACCAGTTGAAGGCGACGTTTGCTGCTTTCATTAAACGCCTTCGCGACGGCCAAGGACAAAAAGTGCAAGGCGTCACAGCCAATTATGCCGGTGATTATGAAGGCATCATCAACGTAACAGAGGGTGTGCTGCTTGAAGATGGCACGGAAGTTACACCCGACAAAGCAACAGCTTGGGTAGCTGGAGCGAGTGCAGGAGCAACCTTTAACCAATCACTTACATTTGTAGAGTACGAAGGCGCAGTTGATGTATTACACCGCCTCGACCACGATACGATTGTTGAACGTCTGGGCAAAGGTGAATTTTTATTCACATTCGACGCCCGTGATAAATCCGTCAGCGTAGAAAAGGACATTAACTCACTCGTGACGTTCACAGCTGAGAAAAACAAGAAATTTGCGAAGAACAAAATCGTTCGTGTCCTGGATGCTGTGAATAATGATTTAACACGCGAGCTGAAAGCCTTAATTAAATCAAGAAAAGGCAGCGGAAGCGATATCCCGGCATCTGAAGACGGACTGCAGTATGTAAAAACGATGATCACGCAATACATGACAACGCTTCAGGATGCAGGCGGCATCACTGGCTTTGATTCCGATGAAGATATCACAATTTCAATGAATGAAGATCGTGACGGCTTCTTGATTGACCTGGCTGTTCAGCCTGTCGACGCAGCAGAAAAATTCTACTTTAATGTGGAGGTAAACTAATATGGCATTAAAAGCACAAAACACAATCTCAGGAAAAGAAGGCCGCTTATTTCTCGATGGTGAGGAAATGGCGCACATCAAAACATTCGAAGCAAACGTTGAGAAAAACAAATCTGAAGTCAACATTATGGGCCGCCGCATGACAGGCCATAAAACAACAGGGGCAAATGGAACAGGGACCGCAACGTTCTACAAAGTCACATCAAAATTCGTGCTATTGATGATGGACTATGTCAAAAAAGGCAGCGACCCTTATTTCACGCTCCAAGCTGTGCTGGATGATCAATCCTCAGGCCGGGGCACAGAGCGAGTTACGCTGTACGACGTCAACTTTGACTCTGCCAAAATCGCAAGCCTTGATGTCGATTCAGAAGCGTTAGAGGAAGAAGTTCCATTTACATTCGAAGACTTCGACGTCCCTGAAAAGCTATCTGACACGTTTTAATCAAAGCTGAATCAGCCCATACGTAGACCTTTCTCAGAAAGGTCTGTTTTTTAAAGATGAAACCAAACAATAGACAAGGGAGTTTTTTACATGAGCGAGAAGAACGAAAACGTATATGATCTTTCCTTTTTTATGCCGGGAAAAACAATTGAAGCTGAGGAAATCAAAGTGCCGATCTCAAAGCGTTTTGTTGATAAAAAAGGGAACATCGTGCCATTTATTTTTAAAGCGATCACGACGGAGCGCATTGATGAATTGGAGAAAGAAACAACAACGTATAAAAATGTCAAAGGCAGAGGCCGTGTAAAAGATTTAGACAGCCAACGCTTTTATGCCCGAATCGCAGTTGAATCAACCGTTTATCCGGACTTCCGTTCAAAAGAGCTTCGAGAAGCTTACAAAACGGCTGACCCGGTAGAAGTTGCGAAACGCGTGCTCTCAGTTGGAGGCGAGTATGCGAACTGGTTAAACAAAGCGATTGAGATTAATGGATTTGAAGATGAATTAGAGGATCTGGAAGAAGAAGCAAAAAACTAATCAAGGATGGGCATAAAGAAGCCGTGTATCTCTACTATGCGATGCACGAGCTTCATTATTCTCCATCAGATTTATTAGAACTGTATGAAGCGCCTCGAAACTTCAAGGCGCTGTTGTATGGACTGATTGGATATAAGCTCGATCTCCTTGAAAAACAAGCAAAGAAAGGAGGGGCATCGTAATTGGCAAAGCTGACAGCAAGGTTTGAAATGGAAGACCGTGTAAGTAAAAAGTTAAGAAAGATTCAGAATGGGTTTAGAGCACTTGAAAAATATAGAAAAATGGTGCAGCGAAAAAGCGCTATTGATGTACGAAAAGAAAGCAAAACTGTATTAAGGACAATTGATCGCATACAAAAATCATTAAAGAAAAAGCTTGGCGCCCAAATGATCTCCATTTCAACTGAGGATAAAGCCAGCAGTGTCATTCAGCAGGTTAATGTTCAATTGCAGGGATTGCCGTCATCTGTATCTATTAAAATAGATGCTAGTGACCAAGCAACCGAAAAGTTTGAACGATTAAGAGAGCTCGTGGCAGGTTTTAAAGGCTTTACGATTATGCTGAGTGCAGAAGATCAAGTGTTGCCGGCTGTGCAAAAAATACAGCGCTATATGGAAACTGCACTTAAAAATGGTTACTCTGTTACGATACGCGTGATTGATCACGTCATGAAAACAGTCGGTCGTATTTCTGCTGGTATTAATGCCTTAACAGGAAAAGACAACAAACTTGAGCTCGCTATTAATGACAAGGTGTCAAATAAGCTGGATTCATTGCAGAAAAGAATTGACAGCATGGGAAGTTCAGGTCCCTCCGAAAAAGGAGCGCCTTCAGCAGGAGGTACAGGAGATATTGCGAGCATGTTTGATCCAGAAACGATTTTGACAGCACTGGACAAATTTGCTGCTTCATTCATGGAAAAGGTGGATGAAATCGCTACAAAGTTCAGCCCGGAAACAATCTTAACAGAGCTGGATAAATTTACGACATCGTTCATGAATAAGGTGGATGAAGTCGCCACAAAGTTTAGTCCAGAGACAATTTTGTCGCAGCTGGATAAATTCACAACATCGTTCATGAATAAAGTGGACGCAATTGCAACGAAGTTCAGTCCAGAAACGATTCTGGCACAGCTGGATAAGTTTACAACATCGTTCATGAGTAAAGTGGACGCAATTGCGACGAAATTCAGTCCAGAAACGATTTTGTCGCAGCTGGATAAATTCACAACATCGTTCATGAGTAAAGTGGACGCAATCGCAACAAAGTTCAGTCCAGAGACGATTTTGTCACAGCTGGATAAATTTACGACATCGTTCATGAATAAGGTGGATGAAGTCGCCACAAAGTTTAGTCCAGAGACAATTTTGTCGCAGCTGGATAAATTCACAACATCGTTCATGAGTAAAGTGGACGCAATTGCGACGAAATTCAGTCCAGAAACGATTTTGTCGCAGCTGGATAAATTCACAACATCGTTCATGAGTAAAGTGGATGCAATCGCAAGTAAATTCAGTCCAGAAACGATTTTTAAGCAGCTTGACAAGTTTACAGATTCCTTTATGAAAAAAGTGGATGCAATCGCAAGTAAATTCAGTCCAGAAGCGATTTTTAAGCAGCTTGACAAGTTTACAGATTCCTTTATGAAAAAAGTGGATGATATCGCAAGCAAATTCAGTCCAGAAGCGATTTTTAAGCAGCTTGATAAGTTTACAGATTCCTTCATGAAAAAAGTGGATGATATCGTAAGTAAATTCAGCCCGGAAACAATCTTTAATGAGCTTGACAAGTTTACAGATTCCTTCATGAAAAAAGTGGACGATGTCGTAAGTAAATTCAGCCCGGAAACCATTTTTAACGAGCTTGACAAGTTTACAGATTCCTTTATGAAAAAAGTAGATGATGTCGCCAGCAAATTCAGTCCAGACGCCATTATTACTAAAGCGGAAGACTTTGTAACAAATATTGTTGACAAAATTTCAGAGAAATTTAATTTCCTGAACCCGGATAAAATCGCTAATAAAGCAGAAAAGTTTGTTGATAACATTGTTTCAAAAATCGCCAAGAAATTCGAGAAATTCAGCCCTGATAAAATTATTGAAAAAGTGGGAGAGTTTTTTGAAAAAATTATAAAAGGCATTGCTGAGAAGCTGGGGAATCTGGATATTGGCGGGTTGCTTGGCGGCAAATCCAGCGGAAGCAAAAGCAAACAAAAAGCTTCAAAAGCCAATACAAAGAACTCAACTTCTAACAATTCAAACCGCACTAAAAAACCTTCTATGAACCAAAAATCTTCAGGTTCAAAATCGAAAAAGTCAGGCGGCAAATGGGGCGGGGCTTGTGGTTGCTGCTGTGCCGGAATCAGTACAGGCAAAAGCAAAAAAGTGAAAAATAGAAACGGTTCATCAACAAAAGGGAATAAAACAAATCCTGTGAATACACCTAAATCTGCTAAAGGAGCATCAGGCAAAGGTTTTTCAGGCCTTCTGAAAACATTGGGTGAATCAAAAGGCTTAAAAGGCGGACTGAAGGGCTTAAAAGGAGCGGCAAAAGGAATACCGGGATTAGGCGAAATACTGTCCCTTACTGACTTAGCCGGTATCAATAAGGATAATGCTGGTGAAAAAGTAGGTTCAGCCGGCGGAGGTTTAGCAGGAGCCGCTGCAGGAGCGGCTATTGGAAGCGTTGTGCCGGGAGTCGGGACGGCTATTGGCGGTGTTGTAGGAGGAATTGCCGGTACTTTCGGCGGTGAAAGTTTAGGGAAGGCAATTGATGCCGGCGCTCTAGAGGATACATGGAACAGCATCACAGAGGGTGCGCAAAATGCCTGGTCAGCCATTCAGGATACTTGGGGAACTGTATCAACATGGTTTATGGATAATGTCTGGACGCCAGTGTCAACCGCAGTTGTGGGTGTAGCAACAAGCATATGGTCCAACATCGTAAATGCATGGACAACGATTCAAACGATATTCAGCACGGTGGCAACATGGTTTATGGACAATGTCTGGACGCCGGTTTCATCAGCAGTTGTGGGTGTAGCAACAGCAATATGGTCTAAAATCGTAAATGCATGGACGACAATTAAAAATGTGTTCAGTACAGTTGCTTCATGGTTTATGAGTAATGTGTGGGGGCCAGTCAAATCTGCTGTAATAGGAGCGGCAACTACAATCTGGGATAAAATGACCGGTGCTTGGAATAAGATTAAGAGTGTTTTCAGTACAGTATCGGGATGGTTCATGGATACAGTTTGGAACCCGGTTAAAAATACAGTCTCAGATGTAGGTAAGGGAATCTCAGATGCTTTCAAAAAAGCGATAGACACCGTTAAGAACATTTGGAAAGGCCTGAGCGGCTGGTTTAAAAAGAATATTCAAGAACCTCTTACAAAGGTGGGAGAAGCAATTTCAGATGCTTTTTCTAAAGCGTTCGGCTGGGTGAAGCAAATCTGGGATAAAGCTGGCGGCGTAGCTAGTAAAGTAATTAATTTTGTAACCGGCGGTGGTGATCCGAATAAAGGTAAGGATCCGGATAAAAATGCCACAGGCGGCTACATCACCAAACCAACCATCTCGTGGATCGGTGAAGCCGGCAAGGAATTCGTTATCCCGGTTGATAACAACCGAGGCCGGGGGAAGATGCTTCTTTCACAAGCGGCGTCTAAGCTGGGTATGCAAGTTGTAGACGACATGGGCGCAGCTTCGTCTTCTGGCGGAAGTCCAGCATCTGTTTCAGGAGGAGCAGCTGTCAGTCCTCTATCAGGCACAGCCTCCCCAGTAATGAACACTGCAAATCTTACAGGCCAAGCGTCCACACTCGGACAGCAATTTTCAGAAGGCTTTGGTAAAGGCATCAGCGATCAGCCGGTCAAAATGGAAGACTGGAAAAAGAAAAACATTAATACCCCATTTACACAAATGATTTCTGCTTCACCAAATTACGGTAAACAAATGGTAAGCGGGTATGCCAAGGGCCAAAACGGTACAGCAACCGGAACAGACGGCTTTTTGCAATCAAAAGTTAAAACGCCGTTCCAAGCCACTGTGAGCAAATCGTCTTCATGGGGCACAGGAACGGTCAAAGGCTTTGCGCAAGGACAAAATTCAACCCAAACAGGGACTGCACAGTATGTGAGTACACATGTTGACAAACCGTTCCTGCGTTCAAAAGACACATCGAACAGCTGGGGCTCCGGTTTGATTGGAAACTTTGTGACAGGCATGAATTCTAAATCCAGTGAAGTAAAACAAGCAGCAAAGGATATGGCCAAGAGAGTGGAGCAGGCTTTCCGTGAAGAGTTAGATATCCATTCGCCTTCTCGAGTCATGATGAGCTTGGGGCGTTTTGCCTCTGTCGGTGTTGTAAAAGGACTGGATTCTGTCGATGTGAAAAAATACGCAGAAAAACAAGCCGGTTCATTGGCAGCTGCTTATTCCGGAATGGGTGCAGTAGGGGGAAATGTGAAACAGTGGCTTATGGCAGCAATGATGGCCACAAAGACACCATTGAGCTGGCTCTCGGGATTAATGACGATTGCACAGTATGAATCAGGGGGCAACCCGAACTCTATTAACCTGTGGGATAGCAACGCGAAGGCGGGAAATCCATCACAAGGACTCATGCAGACAGTTCCAACCACATTTAATGCTCATAAAGCACCGGGCATGGGTAACATTAGAAATCCGATTCACAACGCTGCTGCCGCGATCGGCTATATCAAAAGCAGATACGGCTCAATTGATAATGTACCTGGCATTAAAAGCCTGAAACGTGGCGGTCCTTATGTCGGTTATGCAAACGGCGGGCTGATCACGAAAGAACAAATTGCCCGTGTCGGTGAAGGAAACAAGCGGGAATGGATCATCCCAGAGGAACGGGGCATCCGCGGTCGCTACCTTCTTCAGAGAGCGGCACAGGCTCTTGGTATGGAAGTGACAGATCCGTCTCAATCCCAGCAGTCTGAGCTTTCTTCAGGACAAGTTTCAGCTGTTACCTCGGCTAGCCGGCCGACTGCAGCGGTTTCTGGATCAAAAGAGATTTATATTCAATTTAACGGTGACCAGCACTTCCATAATGGACAAGACGCCGAAAGCCTAGCGGCGAAGATCAAGCAGGCGCTTATAGATGAACTGCAAAAGGATATCAATATTGGAACGAAGGGAGTCGTTGCATTTGACTAAATCCGTATATGAATTTTGGATTTCACAAGGGAAGGACAAGCTGCGGCTCCCCGTTCTTCCCGACCAGCTGAGTATTTCAAATACAGTTCAGAATGAGACGGTTAAAGTAGCCAAGTTCGGTGACCTTACATTTATTGACGAGCAGGGAGCGAAAGAAATTTCGTTCTCTTCTTTTTTTCCGAAGAAATACAGTCCGATAGCAGAATATCAAAACTTCCCGTCGCCGGAAAATGCGATAACAAAAATTGAAAAATGGATGAAGGCCAAAAAACCGGTTCAGTTTTTGATTACGGGAACTAAAGTGAATTTAACATGCAGTATTGAAGGTTTTTCCTATAGCGAAGGCCAGCAGGATATAGGTGATCGTTCCTTTGATATTCAATTAAAAGAATACAAAACCGCTTCCCCGCGGAAAATCAAGCAGAAGAAAAAAACAAAGGCAAAACGTCCGTCGAAGGCTGCGCCGAAGACATACACAGTCAAAAAGGGAGACACGCTATGGGACATTGCAGGCAGATTTTACGGGAACAGCACCCAATGGCGCAAAATTTGGAACGCCAATAAAACAGCAATGATCAAACGAAGCAAACGGAACATCAGGCAGCCGGGCCACTGGATTTTTCCCGGCCAAAAATTAAAGATACCGCAATGAAACAGGTGATGTATGATGATAGAACTGTTCGTCATTAAAGACACAGAGTGGCTTGAGCTGGTTGCAGAAAGCGTATCGCTTGAAGGCCATCGTTATCAGGCGCCGCGTTCCATTGAAGCGACCATCGTCACCAAGCAGGGCGACCAGACGTATTACAGTGTCTCAGAAGGAGATACGGTCTTGTTTAAATGGAAGGGAAAAGAGCTGTTTCGGGGCATTGTTTTTGCAAGAACCCCGGACGAGCATACGCTTGCCTTCAGCGCTTATGACATGCTTCAGTACCTGGTGAAAAACCAGGATATGTACGTGTTTTCCAATCAGCGGGCCGACCAGATCATCAGAAGGATTGCGAGTGACTTCCAGATACCGACAACCTCGATCGCAAACACAGGCCATACGATCAAAAGTCTTGTCATTAAAAATGATACGACATTGTATGACATCATATTAAAAGCGCTGAAACAGACGAAAAGCCAGACAGGACGACATTACCAGCTGTATTCGGAAAAAGGAAAGCTCGGTCTGCGCGCTTGGCCAGATCCGTCAGAGGTATGGGTGCTTGAAACGGGCGTCAATATCACAGGCTACCAATACAGCACTTCTATAAACGACACTGCTACTCGGGTGGTGCTTCGCCGGCAAAAGGACAATAAGACATATAAAGCCTCTGCCAAGGACAGTTCAGGCTTAAATAAATACGGTGTGCTTCAATATACGGAAACGGTCACAGATGACATCAACCAGGCACAGCTTCAGCAGCGGGCAGATGTACGTCTTGCTGAAAAAAAGGGCGTGAAAAAAGAACTGAAAAATATTCAGGCAGTGGGCATTCCAGAAGTGCAGAGCGGCTTGCCTGTCTATATTTCGATTCCGGAGGCCGGCATCAAGAAAACCTATTGGGTAGATACGGACCGGCATGAATTTAAAGGAACGAAACATACGATGACGATCGATGTTGTCGAAAAGAATACGATGCCGGAAGGAGTTTCCTGATGAGATTAAGTGAGGCTATAAAACATTTGGCAGTCGGCGCAGTTGACGCTAAGTCTCCGGTAGAACTGCTCCCGGCTGAAGTCGTTTCGGTTTCTCCTGTGGAAATCAAATTAAAAGAAAACAGCAAACTGATCATACCGGAAGACGCCATCATTATCCCAAAACGAATGCAGTCCGGAGGAGACGATGCACTCGAGCCGGGGGATCGCCTCATGACCGCGGCTCTGACTGGCGGGCAATCGTTTTTTATTTTAGATAAAGTATAGACAAAACCGCTTCAGTACGAAGGGGTTTTTATTTAGCATGTAAAAGGAGTGGGCATCATGGCCCTGACACCAGAAGTGGAGTTTGAAGATATTGAAGATGAGAGCGAAGTCATTGAAACCTCGCAAACGTACAAAATAGATTTTGAAAACGGAAGAATTACGAATGAGCTGATTACCGGGCTTGAAGCGATCAGGCAGTTCGTGTATATCGCCTTACAGACAGAACGCTATGCATATTCCATATACAGCCATAATGTCGGAAACGAGCTTCAGGACGTGCTGACAGATCATGAGACGACTGAGGCGTATAAAAAGATGGAGATCCCGAGGCTGATAGAAGAGGCGCTGGTTTATGATGACCGGATATCGGCTGTAACAGATTTTGAGATTGAAAAACAAGGCGACGCTTTTCATGTGTCCTTCGTGGTGGAGACGGATGAAGGAACGCTTGAGATTGAGGAGGTGATTGGCGAAGATGTTTGAAGATCAGACTTTTGAAGCGATTATGGAGCGTATGCTGAACAGCATTTCCGCAGATATTGACACAAGAGAAGGCAGCGTCATTTATAATGCGTTAGCCCCAGCGGCGGCCGAGCTTGCGAAGTCTTATATATGGCTGGATACTGTGCTTGAGCTAGTTTTTTCTGATACCGCACAAGGCGAATTTTTAGACAGGCGTGCAGCGGAAGCGGGAATTGAACGGACAGCCGCGACAAAGGCGGTCAGAGCGGGAGAGTTTACATCTGGAGTTACTATTCCTGTCGGCTCCCGCTTTTACGTGGATAATCTTTATTTTCAATATACGGCAGATGGGACGCTCATCTGTGAAACACCTGGTGAAGCGGGAAACGCCAATCTGACCGGACGCAATTTACTGTCATTGGATACCATTCCCGGTTTAGAAACGGCCATAGTCAAAGAAATCCTGATTCCGGGGCGCGAGGAAGAGGGAGATGACAGCTTGCGAGAACGGTATTTTACAAGGGTTCGGCGTGAGGCCGTCAGTGCCAATAAAATGCATTATAAAGAGTGGGCTGAGGAAGTGGACGGTGTGGGAAAGGCAAAGATCTTCCCGCTTTGGAACGGTGAAGGCACTGTCAAAATTGTCGTCACCAATGCGAATCTTGAGCCCGCTTCTCCTATTTTAATTCAAAAAGTGAAAGATTATATCGACCCTGAACCAGGACAGGGAGAGGGACAGGCGCCAATCGGAGCCGTTGTCACAGTGGAGAGCGCGGTCTGGAAAGAAGTTGAGATTTCTGCCGAAGTGCTGCCTGAGATCAATCACTCAATTGATGAAGTGAAGTCAGAAATTGAGGAAGGCGTTTTAAATCTCTTTAAGAAAATGGCGTTTGAAGATAACGTTATCCGCCTGTCTCAAATTAACAATATCGTCTATAATTCATCATCAGTCAGTGACTACTCCAATATTCAAATCAACGGCACGTCTGAAAATCTGGTGCTGAGCGACGTGGAAATTCCTAAGCTTGGGCAGGTGAAGATCATTGAGCAAACAAGATGACATGACAGCGTATCTGCCGCCGTTTCTCACCAGCCTTAAAGAAATGGCCGAGCTGCTGAAAGCGGAAGCGCCTGAGTTTGATAAACAAAATGACAGCATATTTGATCTGACGGATCAGTTATTCGTACCGACGGCGACATGGGGGCTCAGCCGCTGGGAAAAGATTTTAAACGTACCGCGGGAATCAGGTGACACTGATGAGATCAGACGATTGAGGCTCATTTCCAAAATGTCGAACATCCCGCCCATCACATATAGGGCCATTGAGCAGGCGGTAAACCGTTTCTTGAAAAACCCGTCTGCACAGGTCCGTCTGCTTCCCGGTGAATACCGCTTTAACGTCGATATCAATGTTGATGACCTCCAGCACATGAATGAGCTGATCGAAGCGATAGAAAACATGAAACCCGCTCATTTGGCGTATACGCTCAGAGGCGGATTGAATGAGACGCTGCAAATCAAAGATACAGTCATCCTGAATCACCGCAGATACCGAACAGCCAGTGAGCTCAAGGTCGGTTATTCTGTCACTCTTAACAACAATGAGGTGGTTTTAACTTGATCTCAACCATATACAGAGAACGCACAGCGGCTGATCTAAAAAGCAGAATCGATCACGTGCTGCTCAACGGCCAAAAAACAGAAATAGTAGAGCTCGCCATTGACGGTGCGACCGTCACCGTTCTGACAAAACGTGAGGAAGACATCAAGCATATCGAAACGGTACAAATTTTTGACGAGCTGGGCAACATCATTACAGAGAGAAAGACTGACCTGGACGTCAGCGAAAACAGAACACTCGATTTCAGATTTACCTTTGAGGTGGTGTAAACATGGCATACGAAGAAAAAACAGACTGGCTTCCGGATGATCCCATCAACGAAGATGACGTCAACCGCTGGGAAAAAGGCATAAAAGACGCCCACACAGACCTGGCCGCCCACAAAAACGACATGAACAACCCCCACAACACAACAAAGGCGCAAATCGGGCTGGGGAATGTGGATAATGTGCAGCAGGCGGCGAAGAAGGATTTTGAGAAGCATGTGAATGACGGTACGATTCACATTACTGCTGCTGAAAGGTCAAAGTGGAACAACGCTCAGTTAAGTAAGATATCAGGTGATGATGGAAGGGTCTTTTACAAGAGTGTGACCGAAATTACTGATTATAATGATTTAACCGATACTGGTATGTACTTAATATACAATGACGGCTTGAACGGTCCGGGCCTAAATCAGTGTTTTCTCCTTGTGATGAGCTATAAAAACACACTTGTTCAAATAGCTTATGACGGAATTAAGGGAGAGCAGTCATTTTTTAGAATAAGAAAAAACGATTCTACAACATGGACAGCATGGATTGAATCAGAAACTACAGAGGGGTCTCAAAAGAAAATAGATGCACATGCTAATAAAACAGATATCCACGTAACAAAATCAGATAAAGACAAGTGGAACGACTCACAGCTCTTTAAAATAACTCAGGATAACGGTCTCGCAAAGTACTGTGAAGATGCAGATTTCAATACTGTCATCGAAACTGGATTCTATTACATGAGTGGTGCGACAACAACATTAAATGCTCCTGTTAATAACAATGGTTATTTAATGGTTTATAATTTCAGCACGTATGCATATCAAGAATACACGTCTTATAGCAGTAGTGACACAATATCAACTGGCCGAAGGAAATTCATGAGGAATAAAGTGGCTAACTCAGACGTTTGGACATCTTGGCGTGAGATCGAATCGGTTGAAGGCTCACAGATCAAAGTAGATGCACATGCCAATAAAACAGATATCCACGTAACAACATCCGATAAGGACAAATGGAATAATGCACAACTATATAGATTAACAGATACTCAAGGCTGCCGAACTAAAATCCCAGATGGGACTGACTTGTTAACACTACCCTCTGGCTTTTACTATGCATTAGGGAACGTCATAACAAATAATCCTGTTTCAGGAGATGGATCATGGTATAACTATGATGTTATCGAAACAGAGGGAGGCGGACGAAAAACAATTTTGGCCTCTAGAAGTTATGACGGAACCTTTTGGACGGCAACGATCCATACAGACGGCGTGTTTAAAGGCTGGAATAAGATCGAGACTGAGGTAAGTGCTCAAACCAAAGCAGATAAAGCGCTAGCTGATGCTAAAAACTATGTTGACTCTAATTATACGAATAATAAATTAACAGTTCTTACAGGCTCTAATGCAATACAAGACGCAAGAACTGGGGGGAATGAATATCCTCCAGGGTTAACACTAATGGATATTGGTCAAGGAAATACTACAGGTTATCCACTTGGTTATGGAATTGTAAAAAATGAGAAATACAGTGATTTTAGATTTACTCAATATTTTTACGGTACAGGAAATGAATCAAATAGTTATATTGATAGTACTGGAACGTGGGTTCGTCACTGGTGGAGTGGTTCCGGCTGGACTGCGTGGCAAAAGATATCAGGGTTTGCTCACGCTAATATTGGGACTACTGGGCGTCAAGCTCTTATTAAAGGAGAAAATAACAAAATTAAATATAACCGTATTATAAAAGATAGCCATAAATTGTTTGATACAAAAAACAATAGGTTTGTAGCCAGTCATGCAGGAATGCATTTAGTCAGTGCTAGTTTATATATAGAAAATACTGAGCGATACTCCAATTTTGAATTATATGTTTATGTAAACGGCACAAAGTATAAATTAATGAATCAATTTAGAATGCCTACCCCTTCCAATAACAGTGATAATGAGTTTAATGCAACTGTTACTGGATCTGTTACAGTTCCGCTTGATGCAGGAGATTATGTTGAAATTTATGTTTATGTTGGTTATTCCGGGGATGTAACACGATATGTTACAGATTCGAATGGAGCTCTCAATTATTTTGATGTTCTGGAGCTTGGCGGAAGAAATTACCCGAGAGTTTAGGAGGTACCTTTATGATCTTATATGATGCCATTATGTACAAGTATCCAAACGCAGTATCGAGAAAGGATTTTGAATTGCGTAATGACGGGAACGGTTCATACATTGAGAAATGGAATCTCCGGGCGCCGTTGCCGACTCAGGCAGAACTCGAAACCTGGTGGGAAGAGCTGCAAAAAAACCCGCCGTACGAGCCGCCTGATCAGGTGGAGCTTCTCGCTCAAGAATTGTCACAAGAAAAGCTGGCACGCAAGCAGCTTGAAGAATTGAACAAAACTTTGGGAAACGAGCTGGCAGGTATAAAGCTTTCACTACTTTCTTTGAAAGGAGATTACTCTGAATGAATTATTGGGTGCTTGCCCTCTATTATGAGTGGGCGACAGCAGATATGGTAAAACAAGCATTAGCATATAAAGACTGTTCAATTGAGGATCTGGCAGAGGGTGTGAACAAAAAGCTGATCACAGCTGACCAGTATAAAGAAATTACCGGTAAAGCCATGTAAGGCTTTTTTATTTTGCCTGTTTTTAGATCAAAGGAGGATGAAGATATTGAAGTATCAATATGAATTTCCTCTCGATAAGGCTGGAAAAGCCGGCGCTGTAAAGCCCTATCGAGGAGGAAAAAATGATTTTGTGACACCTGTTTCGAATTTGTCAGGCGTAGCGGAGATTTTAACAAATGCTGCTTTAAAGGCTACTGAGGCATACAGTCAGCTCGGGCAGGATAGGCTTGGCGCAGTTCTGATTTCGAAAGTGAAGGGCTGGGCGTATGCAGATCGTGAAGGTACGCTCTTTATAGAAGAAAGTGACAATAACAATGTTTGGACAACGACAGCAGCAGTTAATGTCGCAGCAGGTGTCCTGACAGCGACGGACTGGGTATATCTTTCTAAACGCTATTACCGTTTCCGCTATGTGAACGGGAATCTTCAGCAATCTGAGTTTGTATTATACCAATCAGTCGGTGCGGGTGAGATGGATGTGCGTGTCAATGGAAAAACGCCTTTACAGATTGACTTTGCGGAGAATCAAACACACGATGGACGGCTGAAAGTCGAGGCTCGCAAAACATTTGACTTTGTCTTTCATGAAAATGCAGAGTCCGCCGGCGAGGGGGCAGCTTTACCTGTTGACGGTGCCGCGCATTTACTCGTTGAAATCTACGGCACAGCGGAAATGAGCGAAGTCAAATTTTGGGGCAAATCGGTGTCAGGACAGAAACTGCCGATCAGAGGCGTGAAAACTGATGATGCCACCTCTGCTTTGAGTACATTAGGAAAAGCTGAGACATGGGCCTTCGATATTAAAGGGTTTAAGGAGATCATCATGGAGATCGTCAGTATCACCGGCGGTACTCTCTCGGTAAAAGGGACCGCTGTTTCATAACAGTTTTGGCCCTCGGAAGGGAGGTGATCTGCATGTAAAGGAGGAGTGAATAATGCAGCAAGAGGCAGATGTGAATGTGTTTCAGCAGGACTTAGCAGACATAAAAGGCGAGCACAAAGCACTTGAGCAGAGGGTTTCCGCATTAGAACGCGTGTCTGACCGTCAAGACCAGCAAATCATGACGCTGAATGAGAAATTAAACAAAATTGAAGAAAACACAACGTGGATTAAACGCACCATCACAGGTGCCATCATTACAGCAGTGTCTACAGGCATCATTGGCGGAGCCATCGCCATTATGTACAGCCTGCTGCAGCATTAAAGGGGGATTTTCATGAACACGTTTGACAAGGGCACGGTCATCAGGACGGTGCTTCTTTTAATTGCTTTAATCAACCAGACCATGCTGATGCTCGGCAAATCACCATTGGACATTCAGGAGGAGCAGGTCAATCAGCTCGCTGACGCTCTTTATTCAGCCGGTTCCATCGCATTTACAATTGGAACGACACTTGCCGCTTGGTTTAAAAACAACTATATAACAGAAAAAGGGAAAAAACAGCGCGACTTGTTAAGGGACAATAATCTGACGAAATAAGGAGAGATGAAAATGATTAACATTATTCAAGACTTTATTCCGGTTGGCGCAAATAACCGTCCAGGCTACGCAATGACGCCGCTTTACATTACGGTGCACAACACAGCGAATACCGCAGTAGGAGCAGATGCTGCAGCGCATGCCCGCTATTTGAAAAATCCTGGTACGACGACAAGCTGGCATTTTACAGTTGATGATACAGAAATTTATCAGCATCTGCCTTTAAATGAAAACGGCTGGCATGCGGGAGACGGAAATGGCAGCGGCAACCGGGCTTCTATTGGAATTGAAATTTGCGAAAATGCCGATGGCGATTTTGCAAAAGCAACAGCAAATGCCCAGTGGCTCATCAAAACATTAATGGCTGAACATAATATCAGTCTCGCCAATGTCGTCCCTCATAAGTATTGGTCAGGGAAGGAATGTCCACGAAAATTGTTAGATACGTGGGATTCGTTCAAAGCAGGAATTGGGGGAGGCGGCAGCCAAACTTACGTCGTGAAACAGGGCGACACACTTACATCTATAGCGAGAGCATTTGGTGTTACGGTTGCTCAGCTGCAAGAGTGGAACAATATCGAAGACCCGAATCTTATTCGCGTTGGTCAAGTATTAATTGTAAGTGCTCCATCGTCCGCTGAAGAACCCGAGCTCTATCCGCTCCCTGATGGTATCATTCAATTGACAACACCTTATACCTCAGGAGAACACGTCTTTCAGGTGCAACGAGCACTTGCGGCTCTGTATTTTTACCCTGATAAAGGCGCTGTTAACAACGGAATTGACGGCGTTTACGGACCGAAAACAGCTGACGCAGTTGCCCGTTTTCAGTCTGTTAACGGTCTAACTGCTGACGGTATCTACGGGCCTGCGACGAAAGCGAAGATCGCAGCGCAATTAAGCTGATCACAGACCATAAAAATCCCGGAGCTGCTCCGGGATTTATTTTTTCTTCTTCAACTTTTTAATAATTCCAGCACTGCGCTCCCTCACCCGAAGCGAGTACCCGGAAAGCCCAAACCTTCCGTAAGCAACAAACTTCACACGCCTCACCAATTTTTTCACTGTATCACCTGACATTATCCTCTGTTTGTATTTATTATATGTAACCCTTTAAGAAAAGGAATAAGGACAAGAGCTGTTTTCCCTTGTCCTTTTAGTGTGATCATGCTTTTTTTCGTTTATACTCGTCAATCAGCCGTTCGTTTTCTTTGAAGATTCTTGCTGTATGCGGACTGACTTGATAGCTTGCGACACTGGTGGTTGAACGTTTTTTCAGGATTTTAAACGGCTTCGCCGCTCTGGGCTCGCATCTGTTTTGAAACGCACGTTCCATTATCCTTCACCTTCCTCCTCAATTGGCAGCACCAAATCATATATGCTCGTTAATGACGTAAATAGCAAATAATCAAATTCCGTGACAATGCTGTCAGACGTCAGCTTGATGACATAGTTCTGTGTCTCGATGGTAAAAGGGATGAGAACCACTTTTCCGTATTGGTCGTAATAAACATCCTTTCGATCGAGCCGTGTTTGTACATCTGCCGGATCATCCATATGCTCGGTTAACCGGTCTTTATCAGCCTGTGTCGAATAGTGGCAAAGAGAAGCCGTTAAGTTCATTTTATCAGCATAGGTTTTCAGCAGCTTATCAATACCTTCAGCATAAGCATCTATACTTCCATAATAAACATGGATCGGCTCGTTTTTCAATAGGTATTGGTATGTTTTCAGCCGATTGAGATACATGTGGAGCATTTCGTTGTTTTCTTCAAGAATTTCTCTTGTGTCTGTTTCAAGCTCGCTGCCGGCCAGTTTTTTGACGTATGCACTTAAGAAGATAAAAGCATCAATCAAAGCAAAACTGACTGCGACAATGAGATACCGTTCCCAGTGGGTAAATAGGGAAGTGGGCTCATATGTCCAGTATACCATAGCGCCTAGAACAAACAGCAAATACCAAGTTTTCCGGATGGCGGACATTTTTTCTTTGACCTTCGCTTCGAAACGCCACGTGGCATATACGTATAACCCCAGTCCGGCCACGATGCACCAGACCATGATCTGAAAGAATAAAACCATATTCGAATCCCTCACATTTGAAATAGGTTCTGCTTATTGTATTCGAGAGATCCGGATGGTTTTCCTGTTCCATCAAAAAAACCGCTCCTTTGACAGAAGCGGTGTGACATTAAAATATCATATTTAAAATAAAGTAGGCGATGGCACCAAGTGTCGCTGAAATCGGAAGCGTGATGACCCATGTAATGAGCATTCGCTTGGCCGTACCCCAGTTTACGCCTTTTACGCGGTGGGACGCACCGACGCCAAGAATTGATGAAGAAATGACGTGGGTTGTAC